GCTCCTGCTAATGCTGCTATACCACCGGCTACTGCTAATAATTGTGCTGGGTTCAATCCACCTAAACGTGATATACTATCGGTTATTGAGTTAATAATTCCTGATATTGCATTACCAACTTTTTCGATAACTAAACCAATACCTTCGAATATAGATGTGATTATTGGTCCTGCCGCCTGTAATGCTTTCACAAATGTATCACCTATTATAGAAACTAATCCCAATATCAATGGTGTAAGTGCTTCAATACCAGGTCCTGCTATTCTTAAAGCTGCTGCCAATCCCATCATCATAGCCATTACAATTAATCCCACCGGTAATCCAAATAATGCAGTTGGTGTTGCCATCAGTTGTGCAAATGTCATCAATCCTTGTCCCATTCCAGCGAAAAACGAACCAATTGCTTTTCCTAAATTACCTAATATAGTAGGCATTGTACCCGAAGCTTTTGATAACCCACTCATTATTGTATTAAAAGTTGTCATAACTCCCGATGCTAATTTGTTTGCTAATTGCATAACTACATCCACACCTGATTTTAAAACGCCTCCTAATTCAGTAATAATACTTTTTATTACTTTAGATACATTTTTAACTGAATCTACTAATCCTTTTGTAAATCCGCCACCTTGTGCACCACCTGGTGCCCCTCCTCCGCCAGGTGCACCACCCGGTGCTGCTCCTGGTCCTCCACCACCCATAGGTGATGCGCCTCCGCCTGTTGGAGCTGCTCCAGCCGCTGCTACTCCACCTCCCATACTAGGTATCATTCCACTAATGGCTTTCATAAAGCCACCTCCACCCATTACTTTACTCAATATAGTTCCACCCAATAACATTGCTATACCCGATACAATGTTTTCTAATAATCCGCTTACAAATCCCAATTTAGTACTTTCGGTCATTTGTTTTGCAAATGCATCACTTTTAATCCAAGCTTCATTCATAGCACCGGCTAATTTTTCAGCTTCTTGTGCTGCTTTATTTTGATTTTCTTTTAATAATTTATAATCACCAGATGCTAAATATGAATCCGCTATCTTTTGAGATAGTTGTGCATCCAAAATTGCTGTATTTGCAGATATAGATGCTTCTTTCTGACTTAATGCAGATTCTGCTGCTTGAGTTCTTGATAAGAAATCCTGATTAGCTGCTCCTGCTTTTCCTTCTTTTAATCCTCCAACTTGTGCTCCACTTTTTGTTGCTATTTTTTGTAGAGAACTTAAATCCATTCCTCCTAATGCTTGAGAAAGTGCATCTTGTTGGAACATATCCATTTGAGCAGGGTCTAAACCTTGTGCTTTTAATGATTCTAAAGCCCCTGCCGTATCACCACTTGCGAATTTAGCTCTAACTTCGGAAAGGTCTACATTTTTACCTAACATAGCTGATAACTGCATTTCCTGTTTGATACTATCCTTATAGTTCATAACCATACTTTTACCAGCTTTTGCTATATCTCCAAAACTAACACCTAATGATTGTGCGTATGCCACTTGCTTTGCTAAAGCAGGACCTGATTTAATTTGGTATGATAGTGCATCTTTGGAAGCATCTGCTATTTCTCTCATCAATCCACCCAAACCAATTTTTGCTTGGTCAGCCATATTTCTTAAACCTTCGGAAAGATTCATAGCAGTTGATTCAGAAACACCATCCATTCTTTGGAACATCTCATTAATAGATGCTATACTTTCAACGGATTGGCCTGTTCTTTCAGCCATAATAGACATATCAGCACCTACTTTTGCGGATGGCATTCTACCTGTTGCAGCTGATGCTGCTTCCATTCCCGATGCAATTTTATCAGCACTTATTCCTGCTAATTGTAATTGTGCTGCACCATATCCTACTGAACCAATTTTGTTACCAAATAATGCGGTTTTTGCAGCTCTTTCAAATTGAGCTGCACCACTTTGCATTTGTGCACTAAATTGAATTGCCGCTCTTGCTCCAGCAAATGCTGCTTCTTGTTGTAACTTAGCTATTTCACCTTCAGAATTAATTCTATTCTCTAACCTTTCTTGTTCTATTTGTTTAGGTATAGATTGTGCATCTACCTGAAGTTTACCAATATTTGCTTCTGTATCAATTCTGTTTTGTGCACTTTGCTTATACTGCTCCATAGCAGTTTTAATTGGAGCACCAAAGTAATCCATTGCTGCTTTACCTAATGCTGCTCCTAAAGCGAATACAGCGGCTTTAAATGCTAGTGTATCTTTTGTATTGGTTTTAATCAATGTATTGAGCTCACTCATAGCGGGGATTCCACTAAAATTATCAAATATAGTATCTATACTCTGAATATTTTGTGCGGATTTTTTTGCTAATTCTCCAAATGAACTTATCTCACTATTCATATTTTGAATAATAGGTCCAACTTCATTTAAAGTATCTTTTGATAATTCTATATATGATGTGGTTTCTTTGTATCTGTCTGCCGATTCTTTTATTAATTTATTTAAATCATCAAGACTTATTTTACCATCAGCATATTCTTTATTGATATTTGCAACAGATGTTACATTTGCTTTATAAGCATCGCCAATTTTTTTAAGTTTTTGTCTATCTTCATCGCTTATTTTTGCGTTATCTTTTGCTATTACTCCTATACTTTTTAATGTAGCTGCAGATTGTTCAATTCTTTTTCTCTGTTGTTCGTATGTCGCAGTATTTTTACCTATTATATTTCCAATACTTCTTAATTCTGCATCTATATCTTCAAAATTGTCAAACGTATCTGAAAGACTTTTATTCCATTTTTCTGTATTTTTTGAGAGAGCATTCCATTGGTCTACTAATTTATTGATTTTATTCAATAACTTATCAGCTTCTTTACCGGAAGCTTTAAGCATCTCTGCATTTAATTTTGAAATTTCGGCATCTAATTCTTGCCTTTTCTTAAATGGATTATCAGCCATCTGTTATTAGAAATTACGATATTTATCAATAATAGCATCTATTGGAGCAGTATCTTTTCCAGCTTTTCTAACCATATCTTTTGCACTTTGCAACATACGGTCGCTATCTTTTTTCCATGCAAAATATGCCCTTTGCAAATCTGGATTGTCGGTATTTGCAAATACTTTATCCAATTTATCCTCTTCACCATTTACTTTTGCTGAAAATAAAGCATTAAAAAATTTAGATAAAAGGCTTACTTCTATTAATATTTTTTTTGACATATTTTTTCTATTATGTTTATCTATAAATATAAACAATTAATTAATTTATCTCCTTCTAACTCTACTTGATGATTTTGATTTCGATGTAGCCTTATCCATCTCTTCTTTTTCTTTATCTTTAGCTTTGATAAGTTCTCTATAATAGAACTCTCTAAGTTTAATAGGCATATAATAAACATCATGCCAATTAAATCCACCATTGGCATAATAAACCATTTGAAAAATCTTTTGATGGAGAATAACCGAATAATTACTCGGTAGGATAAAAAAACCCAATCCCAAATGGGATTCTTAGTGCCTCCGTCTCACCTGTTACTGGGGATGTATAATCAAATTTAAGGTCTAAATCAGGTGTAATTTTATTTACCTCTTTTCTCAATGCTTTTGAATCTCCGGCTAATAATCTATTTGTTACAAAATTACTAATGTAACCAATTTCTCTATTACCATCAACTTCTACAATCATTCTTCTATATCTTGTAGTAATCTCATTTGAAGTTTTCAAAGTTTTTTGAGATGCTTCGATATCTTTATTGATTGCCAATTCATCACCATGTGTAAGTAATTTGAATTTAACAGATGTTTTTGAGATTGGTAATACAAAACTATATTCATTTTGTCTATTTAACAAAGATTCATCTAATTCTTTTACTTTTATTGTAGTTAAATCAATTGTAACTTCAGTTTCTTCTGAATCAAACGGGTCAACTATTTTAGTGATATATTCAGGTCCAAATGCTAATATACGAGATGTAATCAATATAGCGTTTTTATCACCAATTACCAAATCATTTACATTAACTCCGGGCTCTACTACTATTGATTCTAATAGTTTATCCAATTGAATACCCTTTTTAATTAAATTCGTAGATGTAAGGATATCTTCTTCCTTCGCTGTCATTAATTTAATAGTAATCTCTCCTTTTGATAATGGATTACTTTCAGGATATACTAATCCCTTTGATGGTAAACTGATAATTTCTGTTGGGAATGGAAATGTTTTTTGTGCTGGTTGTGGTGCATTTCCTAAACCTCTTGTAACTTGTTGTTCGATATTTTGTTCCATAATAATAACTAATATTGTTTATATATAAGTATATATAAAATAAATTTTTGTCAAATAAAAAAGGGTAGAAAATCTACCCTCTTTTAAAAATCACTATTTTAAATTTTACAATTAGAGATTAGTACTCAAGAATTGCGTAATCATAGCTTAAAGTTAATTCTATCGATAATGGGTCATTTGAAGCCCAATCCAATTCGCCGAAGTTTGCTGAAGAAATGAATGCTCCTTTCAAAGTCCATTGCTCTACCTTATCACCAACTGGTCCTAATAAGTAGAAAGTGATATCTTTCTTATAGAAAGCTGCGTATCCATCTCTACCTGTTAAAGATTCGTGTGATTGTCTAACCCACTCCATAACTTGCTGTGCACCTGATGGTACAATTGGGTCATAAAGAGTGATAGTTACATCATCCCAAGTTGATTTACCCTTAATCTTTCTTTTTACGTTGATATGGTCTAACTCAACTACTTCCGAAGTGAAAGTCGGTCTAGCTGCTGTTTTTATCATATATGATTCTATACCGTCGATTTCCATTATAAATCTGTTACCTAACTTTGGTTCAAAGTTGGTATAGAACATTTTATCAAACTCTAATACTTCTGGCATCTTATTTTAATTTAATTGTTTTCTTTATATAAATATTTACTTTTCAAATTATCCGTTAAAAGTTGCCCCAGTTGGTAAGATGTTGAAATCAATTTGAATGAATTCAGCTGTCTTAGTTGGTTGTAAGTAAATAGCGCCTTTCATAATGTTTCTATCAACCACATCTGGTGTGTTGTTTGTTTCATCCATTACTACTCTGAAAGCGTATAAACCTTGTCTTTGTTGGATTGATTCTAAATAAGGATTAACGATATTTAAGAATCTATTTCTAGTCGTTGATGTATTTTGCTCAAACACTAAATACTTAGAAGTTGAAGCGATATACTTTCTAACAGTCAATAATAATCTTCTTACATTGATTCTATCTAATGCTGAAGGTTTATCTTGTAATGTTTTTTGTCCCCACACTACAATGCCTTGCCCTGGGAACTGGCAGATTGGATTTACTTTTGCTTCGTACAACGTATCTCTTTCAGATTGAGTTAATCTATCTAATACATCTACTGCTCCAATTAAACCACCTCTATTCAATCCTGCTGGTGCGAACCATTCTGCTGCTACTCTATCGTTTGCTGCGAATACTGCTGGCAACAATACTGAAGGTGGAACAGTTACTAATCTATTTGTGTTAATATCAATTGTCTTAACCCAAGGATAGTAAGTTGCTGCGTAGTTAGTATCTAACTCACTAGCTTTTGTATTTGTTGAAGATACTCCAACACCTGCTATTGCCATTTCAGTAATAAAGAATGCATCTGCTCTTTGTTCAACCATATCAACGATTGCTGTGTGAACATAAGAGTGGTCATTTTTAGTTACGCCAGGTGCAACAATCATATTGATATCCCACTCATCTGCATTTGATAATGCGTTGATGTGTTTCATATATGCTACTGAACCTGATGTAGTAGAAGATGCTAAGTTGAATCCTTGTGTGTTTCCTGCTACAATATCAGTTCCTTTGTAGATTGGAGTTGCCGGATTCATACCATCAAATCCTTCTTGGAATGCTACAACGAATTGTGCCGATGTTGAACCTACTGTCAATGTACCACCATTTGCTACATCCAATCCGAATACTTCGTTTGAACCAACAGTTGCTCCGGTTGGAATTGGCTTCATATAGATTTTGTTATCGCTATTAAAATCTAAATCTATACCACCAAATTGTGTTGCTGATGCTGTTACGAATGTAACAACAGGAACATTAGCACTTACTGAAGTAGATGCCGAAATTGGTAATTGATATGCAGCGTGTCCGAAAGGTACTGCTTGTACAGGAGCTGCAGTATTTAAGTTAGCAACTCTAATATATTTAGATTGATTTACCCAATCGCCTGATGTTGTGATTTTACCATCATTTGCAATTGATAATTTTCTATCACCAATTACTCTACTAATAAAGTTAGGAGAGTTAGGGTCTAAGTTTACATTTGCGAATGTTTCTAAAACACTCTTCTTTTTATTTGTATCACCAAATGCTCTTACAGTTATAGTGAATGTACCATAATCAGTACCATTTACAGTGCCAGCTGCTTTGATATTTGAAATACCTATTTTAATTTTGTTGTTTGCTGCATTACCTGCTCCGATTGTTTCAATTTGGAAAAGGTCATATCTTTCACCACTAATTTCTTGTGATTTAATAGATGGAGTTAATGCTTCTTGTGCATCAAATGCGAATGATTGGTTACCCAATACAGTTACAGATGAACTTGCATTTGCATCAAAAGTGATTGATGTATTTTTAAAGAATCCATATACATAAGGTTTTTTAGAACCAAATGGAGATGTACCAAATACAGCTTCAATATCATTTGTATCTTCTACGTCTAAAGATGCTGATAATAAACCAGCGTTAGAACCTGATAATAAGAAATCTCCTTCATCATCGGTATCTAAAGTTGTACCTGCGAAACCAGCGTTAGATGCTAATACGCTATTAAATAAAATACCTACTGATTGTGTTACTGAACCTGATTGTACAGTTAACAACAATGGAGCTGTTTCCACATATCCTCCTACACCTGCTACTCTACAAATAGTTGCAGTACCTGCTTCTCTCAAATAACTTTGAGCTGCTAATGGTGTATAATATGTTCCATCGGCTTTACCAAACCATGTTTCTAAATCTGCTTGAGAATTAACAATTGTTGGAACTAATGGTCCTTCTAAGAATGGACCAACGAATGCCGCCCCTATTTCTGCTACACCTTGTTGTAAAAATGATAAGTCGTTCTCTTTTGTGAAAACTCCTGGTGATACTAATTTTTCTGCCATTTTATGCTTATTTAATTTTTAATGTCTACTATAAATATAATCTTTTATTTCAAAACAACAAAATAAATTATTTGTATGTTGGTGAGAAATAATCGTAAATTTTATCAACTTCTGTTACAGTTTGCTTAACGTTGTAAAATAGTACTGGTCCAATTTGTCCGTTCCAAAATGATGTAAATCCATCATTTGCACCAATTACAACATAATCAGAAGATGCTGGTGCCGTTATTGTTGCAGAAGCACTTAATGAACCAACTGCTACACCATCAACATAAAATTGAGGAGCAGTTCCACTACCAAATGCTACTGATATTAAATACCAAACATTTGTTGAAAGCGATGTTGTTACCTGTGCTGAATCTCCTAATGTTGATGAATAAAATTTTAATCTATTTAAAGTCGAATTATCCGTAGATTCCACAGCCATTCCGTAAAATCCATTATAGTCGAATATTCTTCTAGATGATACTCCTAAAGTTGTAGTTGGTCTAACCCACATATGAATCGTACCTGCCGTTACATTGAATTGAGAAATTCCACCATTGATATTAGATGAAGAATCTTTATAAAAAGCTTGGTCAGTACCATTAAATGCGTAATATTTTTCTTTTCTACTTACTCCTGCATTATATGAAGGATTTGAACCGGCAGCTACTGGAGCTTGTGCTCTTGGTCTAATACCCGTACCCCAACCACTTAAATCCAACCAATCCACAGTTGGATTGCCTGTCGATGGTAATGTTTGTGATGGGAAAGAATAAACTTTAGAAGGGTCTACATACATTCTTAATCCGGTAGATGGAATGTTTGGTTGTGTAGTTGTTCCTTTGTTATGAGAAATTAAACCATTTGAAATATAAACGTCAGATTGTTCTACATTTATAGTTACAATTTCAACATCTTCTTCTACTATTTCAATATTAGTTACATCAATTTCGGTAATACCATTTACATCATCATATTTTACCAATCTATCTCCAGGTAAAATATCTTCAGTTAATTTAAATCTATATTTTTGAATTTCATTATCAAATACCCATAATGGGTGAGTTCCTGTTGCCTTTATCAACCCATCGTTAAGTGAAAAATATCCACTAGCAAAGTTGAATACTAAATCTGAAACTAAAACATTTTGAGCTTCTCCACCATTTTCTTCTAGCATATGAAATCTCCACTCATTTAATTCACTTTCAGAATCTAAATTTTCATCTGGTAAGTTTGTTGGCACCCATGCTTTAATACTATCTCCTATTTGTAAATCTTCAACGTTTATTTCGGTATTATCTGCTTTTGTTACTTTTGTTCCAAATAATAAACAAAAATCCGGTTGGTTAATTGTATTATAAACATCTACTGCATATAACGTTTTGTTAGATATAGTACCATACCCCGTTGCATTTAAATTAAACCCATCTTCATATTTCATTGTTAATTGAGATTCAGCTTCAGAATAAGATGATACATTAATTGCTGCTGGTCTAATTGTAAAAGATGGTGAACTACCTAATGTAGAAGATGGTACTGTAAAATTTGCGTTACTGAATGAGCAAGTATAGTTGTTTGCTACAGTTGCTACTTTAGTACCATGTAATGTCCCAGCACTACCAAAACTAAATGAAGCAGATTCATCTGTTGATTCAACTATATATGTGTATGTTGGTAATTGTGTGGTAACAGAATCAATAGCAAATGATGATAACCCACTATTTGCAGCAGAACCTGCTAAACCTCCTAACGAAACAGCACCGGTTCTAACTGAACCACTTGCTGCTCTGTATAAATTACCTAATGATAAATTTGTTTTTGGCATCTTATTATGTATTATTCTCCGTTATAAATATCTAAAAGTTTTTGTTTCCATACATCTTTGTTTGAAAAGTATTTTATCATCCAATTTTTAAGTTTTTCAAACTCTGTTTTACGGGTTTCATAATCATCTTTACAAATTGTTTCGTAGGTTTCCTTAAATGATACCTTGTCAAACGCTTTGTATTTATAATCAAGTGGAACATGCCATTTCTCGTGTAGTATTGGAAGTTTCCCCCAATCCACTGCTTCAAATATTCCGTATCCGAAGGGTTCAAATTCAAAGCAAGAATGAGATATTCCCCAATCAAGTGCGTAGAACCTTTCTTTATATTTGTAATCAAATTTATAAACTTTTGATTTTTCGAATCGATATCCATATTTCTTTTTATAATATTTGTTGAATGTTTCTGTATTAGTAGAAATATATCCACCTAATCCATCCATATATTCAACATTCTTTCTTCCCTCTACTCTCGCTGCATATCCTATTTCCGTTGAGTTTGAAAGTTTTTTATTTTCTTTAAACTCATACACATTTGGTATATGGTATAAGTTTTCAGTTTCATATGGGAAATGATATAATCCTACCCATACTTTATTTTTAATTTTATTCGCTTTCATATTCCCAATTCCCATACCAATGTAAATATTCATCTTTTCCCATTTGTGCCATTAAAGACACTTTTGTTAAATTATGGAAAATAATTGAATCAATTTTTTCCAAATTTTGATGTATAGCTCTGGTTGGAGTGTAATGACCATGTAATATGTGAATACGTCTGGCATTATTTAGTATCTTTATGATTTCATCTTCAGATGTTTCCCATATATGGTCTATATCAATATTAAATTTTTGATAATTGTCTGGCTTTTTTCTATGAAAAAGAAGAAGTGGCTTAACTTCTAAGTTAGGTGCCACTTCTTTTATCCATTCGGTTACCCATATATCAGCACCGCTGTTGAACCAAGGGCCTCCAGCGGTGGTGTAATAAACATCATACATTAAATTATAACCCTTTTTGTTTCTTTAAATCTTCTACTTCTAATTGTAGTTTTTCTATTTGCAATTGTTGTTCTTTAATACCTTCAATTAATAATGCTACTAATTTATCGTATTTAACTGCTTTATATCCACTTTCTCTTGTCTGAACTAATTGTGGTAATACTGCTTCAATTTCTTGTGCGATTACACCCACATCATTTCCTTCGTATCCGTGCTCAATTTTGTTTTCTTCTTTCCAATCATATGTGTTACCACTAATCTTTCTGATTTTTTCGATTGGGTTTTCAATTGGTTTAATATTTTCTTTGAAACGAATATCTGAAGAAGAGAATGCTACGATATCATTTGTTGCATCTATTCTACCTGCGGTAGCCGATGCTGCCATACCCACACCTAATGAGTTGAACTGAACATTTGATGAAGTTGCTACCGCCTGTCCAATTGAAATTGTGTGTGCAATACCTTCACCTGTTGTAGCGCCTGTTGAACTTACACCCGTTCCAGCGGTAATTGTTGATACATAATCACCAGTGGTATCAGTTCCTAATGCTACTGAATTTGCTGCTACAGTTGTTGCGAATGAAACGTTACCTAAATCAGTAATTGTTCCTGTACCCGTAACATCACCAGTCAATGTGATTGTTATATCTTTTGTTTCTAATGTTCCTAATCTACTTGCTACTGAAGATGATAATGTAGTAATTGTACTATCTTGTCCTGCATCTCTCGTTGCTATTGCGCCTGATACTGAACTTAATTCTGCATCGGTTGCGTAAGTACTTCCTAAATTACCAATTGTTGTAGCAAATGCGCCTGAAACCGATGTTACACTTGCATCAGTTGCGTATGTACTATCTAAGTTACCAATTGTAGTAGCGAATGCTCCACTTACACTATTCAATGCTCCAGCTGCAGATGCTGATACTAATTCAACACTATCTAATCTACTATCTACTGATGTAGAGAATGTAGTAAATACAGATGCACTAACCACATTATTTCTTAAAGATGCAATTAATACATCCTGAGCTGCATCTACAACTGCTGCACTAGCACTATATGCTGATGCTGAAGCGAATGCTCCTGCTGCTGCGGTTGTTGCGGTTGATATATTTGTAGTTTGAGTTGCATCAGTTGCTGCGTTACTTGCACTAAATGAATTTAATGCGGATGCTGCTGATTGAGAAACTGCTTCAACTACTAATAATCTACTATTTACTGAAGATGATAAAGTTGTTATTGTTGTATCTTGTCCTGCATCTCTCGTTGCTAATGAAGAACTAAATGTAG